GGCAGGCAGGATAGGCTACGGGCGGACGCTCCGTAGATGTGAGTTGACCCTCGTTGCTATCTATCCATCGGAAGTCCGTTACATTATCCTTGATGTGCTTAAGGACTCTCTTGTATATCTCTATCTCCATAGTTATAAGTTATTTGTAATGCTGTTAATGTACTCCTCTAATCTTTTTATTATATTTTGCTCCATTTCCTCTGATTGCCCGAAGAATTGACGCTGTGGCATATCCATAGCCCGTTGGTGAGCCTTAACTGTTGTGATGCCTGACTGAGTCTTACGCTGATGCTCGGGGATATTTGCCAGCCCGTGAAAGCCCTCGTTATGAATCTCGGCATAGAGGACATGGTCATTACCAGCGGATATGACAACCTTCTGAGGACTTATGACGGCAGGTCTTATAGAATTGGCGAGAGCACCTGAGTCTACTAGGAGTGAACCCCTCAGCTTTGCTGTCTTAGGGCTTTGCCATGGCTTGCCGTCAAAGGCTTTGCGGCGGAAGCTATCTCGATAGTATTCTGTCGCTGTGGCAGCGATAATATCGGGAGCAGCTTCTAAAATCTCATCTCTTATCTCGATGAGATGAGCATTAAACTCTTGTATATCCATAGTAATATATCTATATTTGTAGTACGATATGCATTGCGGGTAACGACGTGTTCATACCTTGTGGTGGTGGTGTGCGGACGGAGGGCTGCTTACGACAGCGTAGTGTATAGAAACCAAAGTGCCAAGTAGAATACAGGCTATCCAACCGTATGAGGACGCTAAGCCACGGGTTGGCTAAGGAACACAAAAAGACGGCGGACGTTATGACTATAAGGGGCAGAGCAAGGTTAGCAAGTGTGCTAACCTTTTCTTTTATGTATAAGTAGCCCTCGTCGGTACATGTTCTTAGGAGCTTTGCTTGTTTGTACGGTTCGCTTTCCTCGCACTTGTACTGCTTTCTTTAATTTACGATTATCTTTACTCATTGCTATTTCAAACCAAGTTTTTACCTCATATAATTCTCCACCCTCAAGAGAGCAAGTTACGCTAATAGCTTTACCTTGATAGTATTTGATATAGCAAACATTATCATACGCACCCATATAATCGTTGATCCAGACTTCGTCAGGCTGTTGTAAGCATTCAATAAGGGCATTTAAGAGCTTAGGTCTTGTCTTCTCATAAGTTTTTCCTGTTGTATGCCTTTTGAAATTTTGCTCCCTTAAAATAAGTTTACGCCCCTTATGATCTGTAAGGATGCCATTTTGCTTTATCCACTCATCAAGATTGCCCTCATAGGGCTCTAATAGAGGGAGTCCCTCCTTGTTTATCTCTTTGGAGAGGGAGTCCAGCCCATAGTCTTTGGCGAGGAGCTCGTTGAGCTTGCGTGATGAGTTATTAGGCATCTTGTGTATATATTGCTGGTTCTTGTCGAATACAATACCAGCTTGCCCTCTATTACTTCCCCATCCTGACATCTTAGCATTTTGCCAATCTGTAGTACTCATATACTTATCAGCTTGCTTTTGCATCTCTTCGATGTTGACTTGTTTCCCCTCATGGAGCATTACAGGCTCTATTTTGCATCGACAGCCCCAGCCGTTAGGGGGGAATATTTCTTCCCATCTTAGGTCTTTATAATGAAGGATTAGCCCGTCTAGAGCTGCATGTTCTTGTCGTACTTTATCATCGCCTATAGTCTTATACTTCCAATAGGGAAAGATTTTTGACTTACGCATTAGGTCTTGATAGTTTGCAGCCGACTCAGCAGCAAGCAGAGCTGTATCATACTCTGTTTTTGCCCACCTCTCATTAAAGTCAGTAGTTAGAGCCTTAGCTTGCTTCTTGAACTCCGAGAAGCTCTTACTCTTACGGAATGCTTCATTGAGTGCTTGCACCTCAGCTAAGGTCTTACCAGCGGAGAACTTATAAAGGTTAATCTCCATGTTGGTCTTGATGGCATTTGCCTGCAGATCATAGGCATAGTTAAGCTCGGCATCGGCATGTTGTATATTACGCTTAAAACCTTGTTCTAATGCCGTTATAAGCTGATTCGATGTCCATGCGAATAGCTCTGGGTCAAAGTCTCCTTTACCTTCCGCCTCAGAAATACGCTCTATCAGCCTATCACTAATGGTTGCAGCACTTGCAGCCTTGATGTCTGATAGTGTCATGAGGGCTTGCCCAGCTCCTTTTGCCCCAAGAGTCATCTCCCTTGGGGCTATCCCGAAAAAACGGATAAACCTCTGCCAAAGGCTCTCGTTGTCCTTATTCTTGATGCTCTCGCCCTCCTTAGGCTCGGGAGTAGGCTCTGCATTATCATCAGGCTCAAGGGGCATTAGGCTACCCATAGGACTCACACTCTGTCTACGAGCAATCTCCTCACCCTCTCTGGGCATAGGTATTCCGTATTGCTCATGTAGCCATGCTTTGGGGATATCCATAATATCTGATAGCATTACCAGCTCACTTACCTCGGGAAGTTGATGCTCCTTAGGATACACAAACTTACCCCCTGCGACCTTATAACCTCTTGCCTCTAATCGAGGGCGCAAGTATTCATTAAGGATGCGCTGGCAATAGCGAAGGTCACTCTTATGCTTACCTGCCTCGACCTCCATATGGACTTCTCCAAGTGAGCGTGCTCCCTTATCCCCTTGTACAGTAGTCATTGTCTGCCCAAGGATAGTAATAAGTATCTCTTCGTTGCAAGCCTTGCGGAAATCATCATAGGCGATGCCATTACCTGATGAGGTCTCTATATGCTCAATGGTAGTATCATTAGGAGCGATGAGATAAGGGGCAGCCCCAAATTTCTCAAAAGCCTCCTCGAGGAGTTGCTTGCTCTGAGGGTCATAACTATTGTACTTGCCAAGCCTATGAGGCATACCAAAGAGTTCTATCCATTGCGACCAATCGCCAAAACCACCGCGCTTATAGATGCCGTATGGTGCCGCCTTAAGGAGTAGCCCTAGGTCTTGCGTTTTGCCGAGAACGAGGAGGAATGGGTCAAACTCATAACTAATGCCCTTATTATCTCCTTGCTCTAGGCTAATCACCTTATCAATAAGGTTGATATGCTTAGGAGGTATGGGGAAACATCCAAAGGGGTCAAAGCTTAATTCTACAGCAGAGCGACCCCAAAAGAGAGTCATCATAATACGCGTGATTAACTCTTCCCAAGCAAGACTATCTATTATCTCCATTACCTCGGGAACTTCCTCACCCTCTGCATCGATGAAGATTATATTAGTCGATAGCACAGCTTTAATACGTTTATCAATCGCATCAGATAGGACACCGTCTATTAAGAGGTCATCATAGAGGTCATATAGAGCGGTAGTCTTACCTTTTTCAGCCGCTTTCATTGCCGACCTCCAATTACCTATATCTAAGACATTTCTGTTAGCCGCCTTAACAACTAACTTATTGACAACCACAGAAGGCTGTGCTGGAGCTGTAGCCTCCTTGCTTTGCTTATTCTTTTTAGCCATTATATGTCAGATTAAAAATGCTGTGTCCGCTTAGAGTTAGAGCCATATAAGTATATTGCCTTGCCATCGGGCGATCCGTCTCCATTGGTATCTTTTGTGGGTAGGTCAGGGCTAAGATTTCCTTTTTGTACTGCTGAGAGCCAAGCCTTAGCATCATTATACCTCTTTTCTCTGAACTCCAGAAGCGTGCCAGCGTTGCAAAGGCATATAAAATGCCATACAGCCATATCTTTAATAAATATCAAGAGTAGAGGGTGTCTGTCTGCACCCTCACGGCTAAATATATGCTCACAGTCGTAGTCTCCGAGGTAACTCTTGGCTTCTGCTACTGCCCCATCAATAGCAGCAGTAAGAAGTGTCTCATCAGAGCGACTGATAACACTTATCTGCTCTTGGTAGAGATGGGTGCTTAGTTCTTGGGTTGTTAAAAACATAGTAGATTATTATTGTTAATATCGTTTTCTGCTGATTGTACGAGAGCCAACGGTGTAGGCTTCTGTGCGGTGTGTAGCTAGCATGGTGTTGAGCTTAAACCAGCCTCCCTCGATGCAGTCAGGTCCATCGGC